AACCGCCCTAGCGGGTGACGGGTCCAGTTGGTTGATCGCCACGGCGTCTTGCGCTGCGCTGCCGTTGGCAATGCCGGTGATCTTCTGCGAGTTCATTGCCACGGCTGCTGCGGGCGGGTGCTGAGTGGCAATAACGTCAAGCGTGCCTGTCTTAACTGACGGAGCGGTTGCCGTACCGCCCATGACGATTGACGTGTCACCAGCAGTAACCGATGCCACCTTACTTGACGCTGCTGCGGTCGAGGATGCGTCGGCGTAGGCGGTGGTGGCGATCTTGGTGGAGTTGTCGCCAGCGGTCTGCGTAGTTCCGATCGTGCCAGTCGGCAGCGATGGCGTGCCGGTGAACGCAGGCGAGGCCAGCGGAGCGAGAAGCGCCTCCGCCGCCGTTGCTCTTGTCGTTTCGGTGGCTGCAGCACCGGATGCGTCATACCGGGCGTCGAGGTCAGCCAGGGGCAGGTCAACCGAGACGATGAGCCAACACCCTGCGGCGGTGCTCCATTGCATGAGGAGGGTCTGATTGACTGCCTTAAGCTGCTGAGTCGTTGCCCCCGTCGAAACCACCTCAAAAGTGTTGCCGTTGCCGTTGATGGTGACGAAGTTCGTCGGGGTAGCCGGGGCCACGATCTTGACCGCAATAGTGTCGAGGTCGGCGGGCGATGCCGGGAGGTTGACCGTGACAGCGTTGGAGGTCATGTCGATGCGGTAGAAGTTTCCTGCCGTGGCCGAGACGGGGCCGGAGGTGATTACCGAGCCGCCCGCAAGACCGAACTGCCCCTTTGCACCTGTTGCACCTGTGGAACCCGTGGGGCCGGTGGCACCCGTAGCCCCCGTAGCCCCCGTGGGACCGATGAGGGACACCCCCGAGGGCCACGTCGATGCGCCCTTGGGTCCGTAGATGTTCCATGCCGTCTGGTCGACGTAGAAGTTGCCCGTGACTCCGAGGCCGCTCGAGGGAGCGCCCGAGCCATAGAGAACGGTGTTGCCGGCTGCGCCCGTCGCTCCCGTAGGACCGATGAGAGAGGTGCCAGTGGGCCACGAGGAAGATCCCTTGGGGCCGTAGAGCACCCAATTCGTGTTGTCGATGTAGAAGTTGCCGGCTGCTCCGAGCGCCGAGAAAGGAGCGCCCGAGCCGTAGAGGAGCGAGTTCGAGCTCCCGGTCGAGCCGCCCGCCAGGGTTGCAGCGAGGGAGATGTTGGTCGTGCCGACCGTGATCGCAAGTGGCTCACTCAGCGAGACAGCAGAGGGGGATGCCTCGGTGAGGATGCTGAGCGTGCCGGTGACGAGCGCCTGCGAGGGACCACCGTTGACCGATGCCGTGAGGGTCCACTCCATCGTCCCTGCGTTCTCGAGGGCGGTCGTGTCGGCGGCGGTCCAGTCCACGAGGACGGTGCCCGAGGATGGAACTGAGACGTTCGGCAGAGGGGTGATCGAGCGACCAAAGGGGTCGGTGACGGTCACGGCGAAGCCGCTGAGCGTGGAGAAGGGGAGGGTCGTGCCCGAGGTGTCCGTCAGGGTGATCGCAAACGAGACGGCCAGATCCGATCCTGCCTGACCTGAAATGTCGAGTGCTGCGGGGGTCTGGCCGATGGTCACTTGGGCGTCTCCGGGGTGTAGGGCACGTTGAAGTAGAAGGCAAGGTGCGCCGGCGTCACGGCGTCCGGGGACCGCTCGGGGATCAAGCCCATGCGCTCCATCGCTCGAGTCGTCTGCGTTGAGCAGACCATCCGATCCCCCCACCCGAGCGAGAGCTCGAGGCCGGTGAGCGAGTTGAAGGCGTCGGCGGCGATGCTGAGGTAGCCGTAGCCAGATCCCACCGTGGACTCGACGAACCGAACGGCGGCGTCTCGCTGCTCAGGAGTCGATTGAACGTGAACGACGGCGTACTCGAGGGGCTCGTAGTCGGCAAGGTGCGACACGACGACGCCCTTAGCGGTCTCCTGGGCGAGCATGGCATTGGGGCCAGAGCCGAGGATCGGGGCGGCGTGGTTCCAGCCGGTGAAGTGCTGCCAGACGTCCTTGGCGACACCCTTTGGGCGGTGCAGGCGCTCACCGAACCGGATGGCGCCGGCGACGAACCCCGAGTGGCGCACAAGGACGAAGTCACCCGGCCATGCAGTCGTGCAGGTCTGACCCTTGCGGTAGATCTGGTAGGTAGCAGCGGGCACGAAACCGTCGTGGCTCATGAATCCTTCTTCGGGAACTCGAGGATCGGGGCAAGGTGCTTCGCCGCCGTGGACTGGACCATGTGGGCGTGGATCGCATCGCAGCGGTCTCGGTAGCGTGAGGCCACCGCCCTGTCCAAGCGAACGTGACACTCGTTGTCCTGCTTGGCTTCGCCACCGTCAGACCAATTCGTTGAGCCTGAGACCACGAGGATGCCGTCGACCACGGCGATCTTCTGGTGCATGATGGCGCCTCGCTCGGAGCGCCCGATGGCGATGACGCTGCGGGGGTAGTCCTGCTTTGCAAGGATCTCTCGCTCGTGGACGCCTCCGGCTTGCGAGGAGTCGAGGGTGATCTGCACGCTGATGGCGGGGTTCTTGAGCTTTTCGCTCACGATGGCTGCGAGCTCCTCGTCGTCAAACCCGTACATCGCCAGGATGAGGGACTGCTCAGCAGCGCCCAATGCGGCTACGAGAACGCCATGAACGTCGTCGATAGGGGCGAAGAACGACCGCTCGTTCTCGGGGTAGTCGTGAGCGAACGGGGTCTTTGCGAAGTGGTCGTAGGCACTCAGGTTCGTAGGGACGCTCACTTCGCACCTCCTTCAAGCGCAGCAACACGAGCGAGAAGTGCGTCAACGTCAGCCCCCAAGTCCTTGATCGCCACGTCCTGTCCGGCGTCCTGCTCGTCGATGACGAACCGCTTGCCGAGCCACGTTCCCGAGTAGTTCCCGAGCATGTTGGCGATGAAGATGACGCAGATGAGGGTGACGATCCTCACCGTGTCGTGGCCGTGGAACGTGAACGCAGCGATGGTCACGCCGATGGTCGAGGTCAGCCACGTCCCGTTGTCAAGGAAGCCGGCGATGACCCCGTGGTTGCGGTTGACCGCCTGCGCCTTGAGCGCCGCAAGCGTGTCCTGCACGATCATGCAGACGAAGGCGAGGATGAGGATGCCGGTCATGCCGCCACCTCGGGCATTTCCGCACCGGGCACGGCACGGATCAGCTCATCGAGCTTGGCCGAGTGCTCCGAGTGGCTTCCCTTGAGTTCCGAGTGCGAGGCCATGACGGTGTCATGGGTCTCGATGATGACCGCCTGCGTGCCCTTGGCCTGAATGTCCTGCCCGAGCATGATGACGCTGAGAAGGACGAGTTGCAGGAAGTTCGACGACACCCACGCCACGAGCACCACGGGGCTCCCCGACGAGATGGCCGAGGGCAGGGCGATGAAGGCGATGAGTGCGAAGAAGTAGGCGCACCACATCGTCCCCACGGCTGCCGTGATGTGCCGAGCGAGCCAGGTGTTGAAGGCGATCACGCGGCCTCCGGCTTGAGGCCGATGTGCTCCTCGACGGCGTTGAGGCGCTCCTCGACGGCCCTGCGGTGTTCGGCAAGCTGAGCGAGCAAGGCGTCGACCTTGATCTCGGTGCGCTTCGAGGAATCGCCGGTCGTGTCGGAGTTGAGCCCGTTGGCTTTGGTGGCATAAAGGATCTCATCGCCCTTCTTGGCGATGTTGCGAATTGGGTCCACGAGCTGACGCTTGATGTAGGCGACGGCGCTGATGGTGAAGCCCACGATGACGACCAGATCAGCCCAACCGTTGAAACCTTGGGGCCAATGAACAACAAGAGAGTCGAACACGGGCCACTACTTCTTGAGTGACCACATGTTGCGGATCGTCTCGCCGGCACCATGGAAGGCGAGGTAGGCGAGCCAGTTCTCCGTGGGCTGACCGAGCGGGATCGGAGCACCGAGAATGGCAATTGAGTGATCGAGCAGGAACGCCCGGTCTGCGTCATTCTGATCGTGCGCTGCGGTGAACTGAGCCATGGCTGACCTTTCAGTGAAGGAGAAGAAGGCTGTCCGAGTACGGACGAGCCGGGGGCGGCGGTGGAACGGGCGCCGAAACGCCGGTGGGCCACGTCGGGTCGGTGATTACCGACTCGTCGTAGCCACCGTGGTCGATCCACTGGACTGCTACTGCTCCCTCGAGGCCGTGAGCCTGCGGCGTGTAGTCAGCGATCCAAAAGTCCGGCAGGGGCACGCCCGCTGCATCGCACGCTCGGATCACGTCTTGCCAACCCTCGCCAGAGGAGCCGACACGGGAGCAGTAGACAGTCGGGCGCACCTGACCTCGAGCACGCTGGCGAGTCAGCCAAGCGGGAACCTCGGAGGCGGTCGCATCGCCGTTCTCCACGTCCAAGACCTGCGCATCCTCGCTCGAATTGACGGCGATGCTCACATGCTTTGCGCTCGGGAACTTGGCTTGGAGGGGGGCGAACGTCGGGTAGAGGCCCCCGACATAGCCGGCATACACGTTGGCCCCTGATGGGACGGTGTTCGGGTTGACCCCGTCGAACATGACAGCCATGGCTGCAATTAGAACGTGAGCGCCCCTCGGGAACCTCTCACTTTCATTGCATCGGTCCTTGGACCACGGCGGTCCCCTTGGAATGGAGAATCAGCACCCGATCATTGACTGCCGGCGAGGAATAGGACTTGAGGGAGAGCATCGGAACGGGAGTCTGAGACCCGTCGATGAGCACCGTGAGCTTCGGCGTGCCCGAACCCACGGCGGTCACGGTCCCGTAGAGCATGGAGATCCCTGGGGCGGTGTGATCTGCGATCCGCTGATCGAGCGCCCACAAGAGACGCCTCATCTCGATCTTCTCGTTCACTAGAGCACCCCTCTCGTGAAGCCCTCGACCTCGCTGGCTGCATCGCTGGCTGCGTTTGAAGTCCAGTTGCCCCCACCGTCCAGCAAGATCCGACGTGTGAACCGTCGCCCGAAACCGTTCGGCCAGAGAAGCTGCAAGAGACCGGCCCCACCGAACCCACCGAGGAGCCCGAACGCTGCGAGGCCGAGTGCGCCACCTCCGAGCGACGTGCTCGAGGCCCCGCTCGCTGAATAAGCGGTGTAAATCCCTGCGGTGTAGGCGCCGCTGCCGGTCGAAAGGGGCGTTGTCGGGGCGAAGGCGGCTACCGATGGCACGTTGTTGAGGTTCACCAGGGCGCTGATCTGCGAGCCCACGGGCACGAGGGTCATCGACTCGGTGGTGGAGAAGTCCATGGGGATCGTCGCCTGCTGCAAGACGTAGGTGCCGTTGATGGCGGTGTTGGCATTATTGACGTAGATCAGGTCGTAGGCGTCGAGGAAGGGCACCGGGATCGAGTTCAGGGTGATTTGCCTCGTGAGGCCAAGGATCTGCGGGAGGAGCGCCGCTGCCACGGCGTTGCATTGTGCAGGTGTGGTGGCGGTGGAGACCTGCACCGTCGTCGGTCGGAACCCGTAGGGGCCGAGGGCGTAGGTGGGGCTTGAGGGGTCCATGTCCCACGCCACGCCCGTCACCGGGGCGCTCGAGGCCGTGGTCGAGGTCACGATGACGCCGTTGTAGCCCGGTTGGTTCGTGACGGCGTGGGTGAGGTCGGTGGCGATCTGCGTCTGGCCGTCTTGAATCGCGAGCTCGACGGGCGAGTTGGCCGTGGTCGGTGCCGTGCGCACGATGAGGGTGCCGTTGGCATCGAAGTAGGCGACCATGCCGACCGCCGCTGCCATCGTCGTGATCGCCGTCCACGGCGAGGAGCCGGCGAGGAAGGTCTGCGCAGCGATGGTCATGGTCGACGCCTCGATGTTGGGATTGGTGATCCACGGGGCTGCGAGGTTGATGATGTCGTAGATGGCCTGCGTGATCGTGCTGCCGGCTGCGATGGTGACGGTATCGGGGAGTTCGTTGGCGGCGACCCGGCTCGAGCGGTCGTAGCCAGTGATCGTCAGCACGGGTCCTGGGGCCGAGTTCGTGCCGGTGCCGGTCACGGTGTCGCACTCCGTCACGCCGAACACCCCTTGGGGCCAGAGGTAGGCGTTGCCGTCCACCATGAACCCGACGCTGATCTTGACCTCGACGCCCGTGGGGGCGAACAGTCCCCCGCCCGCATCGGTCGCCGCTAGGACGCCGTTTGGGTCAAGGCAGGTAAACGTGCAAGATCGCATGTTCGTCGCCGTGGTGTCGAGCGTGATCGAACCGCCCGTTGAGTTGCCACCACCGGCCCCTGTGCCCGCACCCGTGATGTAAGTGTCCAGCGTGCCGAGGTAGTTGCCGCCCTCGAGCACGTCAATGCGGTTGATGATCCTGACGGACTTGTTCGTGAAGCCTTGCGAGGCGGTCACGGGGCTGCGACCGCCTGGGCGCTGATGGTGACGGTGTTCACGATGTCGCCGTTCGACGACCAGCCCCGAAGCGATGGCAAGTTCGTCTCGTCGTTCTTGGTGTCACCGAGACGGACGTAATACTGACCCATCGGGTAGGGACCTTGGAGGAGGAGCGTGTGCTGCGAGGCACGGAGCTGCTCGAAGGCTTGGAAGGAAGCGTTGGTCAGGAAGATCAGCGTGAACGAGATGACTGGCAGACCGAAGGAGTCACTCAGCACCACGGGGTCGGGGCGCCCCATGATCGGAACCACGTTCTGCCGCTCGGTGCTTGAGCGAGAGAAGGTGCCGGGAGCGAGGCTGACCGCCATGTTCATCGACGGGTTGAGCGGGTCCTTGAACCACCACCTCAGCGATGAGGTCGCCGTGACCGTGCTCGTTGCGATGGCCGATGCGACGACCATGCCGCCCACCGTGGCGACCACGATGGCCCGGAACTGGCGGGGGTAGCCGGGAGCGTGCTCAGCGTCGTAGAGCGTGATCGTCTGATTCGAGGCAGGCAGGGCGGTGTAAACGCCACCTCGCACGGGCCACCACGTCGTCCCACCGTCGTCCGAGTAGGTCACGACTGCGTAGGTGTTGCCGACCAGCCCGCCCGAGTCGTTGCCCGAGACCACCACCTGAGTCACCGGGGCGTTGGTTGTCGAGTCGGTGGTCGCCGTGACGGTGAGCGAAGGGATCTGCGGGGCCGTGAACGAGGTCGTCCATGCGTAGGTCGTCCAGGTGCTCGCCAGACCGCCAGAGGAGACGATTTGGACGTAGGCGACGTACTGCGTACCGGCTTGGAGGTAGACGCTCGTGGTGTTGAGCGTCGTCGAATAGACGGTGGACGACCCTACGACACCCGAATCATAGACACCCGATGTGACACCCGGCGTGAAGCCTCCTGCGGTCGTCTGAGCGAGCGTGTAGATGATCGCCCGATAGGACGCCTGCGAGGTCGTCGGCACAAGCTTCGGAGTCCATGAGATCGTCGGCTGGGCGGTGGCTGTCGAGCTGAGTGAGACAGTCAGCGTGGGGATCGCTTCGGCGGTGAAGTAGTCATCGGGCGCCCACGGGCCAGATCCGGCTGCATCGTTCGTCATGACCGACCAATTCCAAACGGCGGGACCGCTCGGGGAGTCAGCCCATGCGCCAGACGGGAAGGTGTAACTCGACACTCCGCTCGTGGTGGTCAGGTACGAGGTAGCGTTCCAAATGACGGAGGAGACGGCGGGCGTCTCGACGACGGATGCGGCGTAGGTGTTCGTGGAGAACAGATTGCCGGAGGAGTCAAGGGCGATCTGAGCGGGCGACTGCAAACCAGAGACGTAGGTGGCGACCGCTCCCGAGGTGATTTTGTAAACGCACCCCGAGGAGGTGCTCAGCACGAACAGGTGCCCCGTCGAGTCGACGATGATCTGGCTAGGACCGCCCGTGATCGTGGCGTAGGTGGACGATGACCCTCCTGAGGTGACTTTGAGCACCTGCGTAGACCCGGAGTTGGCGACGTAGAGGTTGCCCGAAGCGTCAAAGGCGAGGCTTGACGGATAGTTGAGGCCCGAGAGGAAGGTTGTCGCCGTCCCACCAGACGTCACCTTTGAGACGGTGTTGCCGATTCCATTTGCCACGTAGAGATTGCCGGAGGAGTCAAAGGCGAGCGCCACGGGGCCGTTCATGCCCGAGACGAACGTGCTGCTCGATCCACCCGTTGTGACCTTCGTGATCGTGCCAGCGGTTCCGTTCGCCACGTAGAGGTTCCCCGACGCATCGAAGGCCATGGCAGATGGCGCCGTCACCGATGACGTGAAGATCGTCATGACGCCACCGGGCGTGATCTTGTAAACGAGGTTTCCCGAAACGTCTGCTGCGTAGAGGTTGCCCGAAGAGTCGAAGATGAGCGTTCCCACGCTCACGAAACCCGATGCAAACGTGGTGGCAGTCCCGGTCGGCGTGATCTTGGTAATGGTGCCGAGATTGGCGTTGCCTACGTAGGCGTTCCCCGAGGAGTCGATGGCGATGGACGACGGCAAGGGCGTGCCGTTGGAGTAGACGGCGCCCTGCCCGCTCCACGATCCCGTCGCTGCATTCCAATACTGATAGGTGCTCGAGGTCGAGAGCTTGCGCCGGAAGGCCCACCCGCTCATGGTCTGACCGGGCACGCCCGTCGAGAACACAAACTGGAACGTGGGCGGCGTGGACAGGTCGATGGTCGCTGCGTTCGCCGGCGACACCAGCGTGGGTGCGTAGGGGACTGCGTTCGGGATGCCGCCGACGACGAGAGCCATGACTAGGCGCTCACCATCGTCACGGCCAAGAAGGTGCCGGCAACGATGGTCGTGCAGGACCCCGCCGTGGCGCCGTTGTTCGGGTTGATTGACATGCCGATGGTGTCGCCCACGGCGAAGTTCATGACGTCCGCGAGCGAGATGGTGAGGCCGAGAGGAGTGCTTCCCTCGTAGTTGTACGCCTGGGGGCTCGTGGTGACGCTCCCGGTGCGAGGCAAGAACAGGGTGGTTCCGAGTGGACCGCCCGAGAGCTCGACCTGACCCGTGACGAGGTAGGTGCCCGCCACGGCGCAGACGATTCGATCCAATCCACCGTTGATCGTCCAGGCTCCCGAAGGGTTGGGGAAGCCGGAGGATGCGGTGAGGCCGCTGATTCGAGTCGTGGTGCCGGTGCCGTTGACGAACGTGAGGGTCTGAGCGCCCGAGGGCTGCACTCGAGCCGATGCGGTGACGAGGCCCGAGTAGTACGGAACCACCTCAACGGTGAGGGTCGAAGCCACGCCGCCGACCGTGAACGAGAGGTCATAAAGCCCCGGTGCTGCGTAGAACGAGAGGTTGCCGAGGGTATCGGTGTTCACCGGGTTCGTGGCTGCGGTGCCGCCCGTCTGATCGGTGTAGAGGCTCGCTGCGGTGGTGGTCCCATGGAGGTAGACCGTGACGGGGGTGCTCGGAGCAGGCACGCCGTTGGAGCCGAGAATGGCGTTCGGGCCGTAGAGACCGGCGATAGGTACGGACATGAGAGGTTCCTTTCGTTATCGCTGACCCTGAGCGAGGGCCATGCGGAGAGCGGGGATGGCAGCCTGGACGCCGGCAGTAGCGGCAGCGGCGACGGCGCCGGGGTTGGACGAGTGACGGGCATCGACGTTGATTTGGACGGCGTGGCGCACGGCTGAGGCACCGAAGATCGCTCCACCACCGACCGCCTGACCCGACCCGCCGACCTTGGTGGTGGCGAGCGACTGCCCGACCGATGCCGCTGCGTGAATAGCGCCACCCGTAATGGCGTTGAACGCCGAGGTGAACGGTGAGGTGATTATTCCGAACAAGCCGGCGAGGGGCCCCGTAATGTCGCCCGCGAGCCCGGAGAACAGGTTCTTGATCGGGTTGACGATGTGCTGCTTGATCCAGTCGACGACCGGCTCGAGGCCGTGCCAGATCTTCGTCACATCGTTCACGGCGTCGGTGACATGGATCTTGATCTGGTTCCTGAGCCAATCGAACCCACGCTCAATCGGGTGGATCACGTCACGGTCGATCCAATGCCACGCCGTCATGAGCGCGAAGTAGAACCCGTCCCACGCATTCTCAATGTCATGGACGACCCCCATGAATCGGTCATAGAGCCAGACGAACCCGTGAACCATCGGGTGAATCACGTTGTTGTCAATGGCTTCCCAGGCGTTGATCGCGTCCTTCTTGATGGTGGGCCATGCGAGCTTCCACTCCTTGACGAGCCACTCGACCTTCTGCACGACCCAATCGAGGCCCTTGATGAGGCCGAGAAGGACCACGTCACCGATGAACAGGAGCGCCCCGATCAGCGGAGACGCCGCCACGAACAAATTGAGCATGTTGACACCGAGGTCGGCCATCGGCTTGATGAGCGGGCCAATGGCCTTGAAGATCAACGAAAACGCCCTGCCAATCCCGTTGAAAGTGTCGATCATGTCCTTGATGTTGTCTTTGGTGATGTGGAGGTGATCGAAAAAATGGGCGAGGTGACCCGTCAGCCGGTCGAAAAACGGACCAACGGCGTCCTTGGCAATGGGGCCGAACACCTGCAAGAAGCCGGTGAACGCCTTGCCGAGGTTGATCGTGGCCGTGCCGAACTCGCTCATGATGGGGCCGACGTCTTGGCTCATCTGACTCATGAAAGACTTGAAATTGCCCGATTCCATCCACGAGTCGATCTGACCGAAGAAGCCACCCATGGCGCCGTCGACCTGATTCACGAACTGCCCGATGATGGGAGCCGCCTGCGTGAGGGCGCTGGCGAACCCAGTAATGATCCCGTAGACAGCCGGCATGGACTTGTCGAAGATGCTCTTGAACGAGGAGATCAGCGGGTCGATGGCTTGCCACGCCTGCTGAGCGGCGGGGCTCATGCCTGCGAGCTGAGCGTTGTACGCCTGCTGCGCCTGAGCCGCCTGCTGCGAGCCGGCACCGTACTGGAGAATGGCCGATGCGAGGTTCTGCTGAGCGGTGTAGGCCGCTGACAAGTTCTTGAACGCATCCACGACCTGCACCCCGAAGATCAGCAGACCACCCGTACCAATCGCGAGGCCCGCCGTCATGCCGCCTGCCGCCGTTCCGATGGCGAGAATGCCTGCCGTAATCACGGGGAGCATGACGATGACGCCCTGCATGGCTCCCGAGAGGCCCGAGAAGCCCGAGGCGAGAGAGGAGAGGCCACTCTGCCCCGCACCGCCGATGGAGGAGAGGAGCTGAGTAATCATCCCGCCCGAGCCGCCCTCGCCGCTGAGCATCTTGAGAGCGTGCGTCACGTCGAAGCCGCCCGCTGAGAGGAGGGATTTGCCGAGCGACGAGAACGGATCATGGCCGCTGGCTTTCATCGACTTCACGAAATCGAGGAGACCTGCCGGCATCTGATCCGCTGCGCCGAAGAACCCCGAGCCCGAGTTGAAGAACATGCCTGGATCAAAAGAAAAGGCATTGCTCAATCGCCCCATGAGGCTCGAGAACACCCCGCCGCCAGAACCGCCACCGATGCTGCTCTTGGCGTCGATAATGCCACTTCCGAGCCAGTTGCGAAGATCTCCGCTCGGCAGACGTACATCATTGAGCGTTGGGCCGAGAACATCGCCCATCCCGAGAGCGCCGACCGGCATCCGATAGGGGTCCCAATTCACACCGGCGCCCACGAGCGCCTGGAAGATCCCTGCACGCTCGAGAGCCGAACCACCGCCGCCAGATCCAAGCGCCCTCTGATTCAACAACGACCGGAATGGGTCGTAGAGGTTCCAACCTGCGCCGGTGTCGTAGAAGTTCCAGCCGAGATTGCCACCACCGAGACTCGACAGGTCGATGATGGACGCCGGCAAGAAGCCGGAAGCACCAGAACCGAGGGCACCCGGTTCTGATGCGAACGCATCCCAAAACGCTCGTCGCAACGAGTCCCGCATGGCAGCGCCGTCCTGAGCAAACCGACTGATGGCCGACTGTGCATCGCCCTTGCTGTAGCCAAGCCCCTGCAAGGCGCTCGTGAGCTCGTTGGGGAGCGTGCCGCCACCGAGCAGCTTCTCGATGAGGCTCCCTGAGTTCCCCGAGTAGCCAATGTCGTCGAGGATGGCCTTTGCGATGGCCGCTTCCTCAGCGAGGCGAGTCAGGTCAATGTCGACGTCGACCTTGCGCTTGCGAGTGGCCCGAGAGATCGTCTCGTCGGCAATCGTGGCGTCCTCGTCGAGGCGCACGTTGTCCATGCGGGCGTCGACCTTGATCGTGCGACCGTCGAGTTCGTCGGCCTTGGCTCGAGCCTTGTCGATCCCTTCGTCGAACTCGGCACGGTCGAGCTTGAGGTGGGCGGTGAGTGAACCGGCGTCGAAGCCCATTAGACGGTCCCCACTGAGAAGCCCATGTCGCTGAGGTTCTCGCCCGTAGCGTCAACGACCTCGTCGGCCTCACCGTCTGAAAACTCGTTGATGAGTCCTTCGTCGAGCAGGCGGCGCTCCCACCAGGGAAGGACACGAACCTCGGCCACACTCATCTTGAGGTGCCGGCGATAGCCGTAGAGCATGTTTCGCTCACCCTCAGATCCGGCGAGCGACTCGTATCGCTCCTCTAGCCTTTTGGGGAGAGTTCCTGCCCCAACCAAGAGGTGAAGGCACGGAAGTAGCGAGGAGGCAACTGCGTGAGTTCCTCGAGCGAAGGTGAGCCTGCGCAGAAGTCGGCCACGACCTCCTTGACCTTGGAGGTCAGCGCCTCGGCTTCGACCTTGAGTGCCTCCTCGGTGGCATCGTCGATGCCCTCCTTGGATGCCTCGGCTTCGATCTCGGTCACACGAGCCTGGAACTCGGACAGCGCCGTGGCGAACGCCTTGATGCGCCCCTCCGAAGGCTCCGTCACAATCCCCTTGCCGCTGCATGTGCCCTGCCCGTCCTCCCGTGGAATGGCGGTGAAGTCGTAGTCGAGGGTCGAGACCGACCCGGCGCTGAAACTCATTAGACAGCGGCAGCCGTGACGTCGACGATGGAGATGGTGGAGGGGGCGCAGACCGCCGTGAAGGTCGCCGGGTAGAGGCGAGCCTCCTTCGCACGCTTGTACGAGGTCTTGACCTTGCCGGCGCTGATGAGCGTCGGGATGTAGACCATGCGACTGTTCGCGTTCGGGAAGGCGGCGTTGCCACCGAGGAGCACGACGGCGAGCTGCGTGAGGGTCTCAGACAGGGCCAACGTGGTCGAACCGGGGACGCCGGAGGCCGCTGCGACCGTGGTGAGCGTGCCGCCGCCGTAGGCGTACTGAGCGTTCGCCAGAACATCCTCGGAGAACGTCAGGTCGAGGGTCACGTCGAGGGACTCGGTGGTGACGAGCACCGGCGTCGACTGCTCCTCGACTCGGATCTCGTTCGTCTTGCGGTCGACGTTGAGGGTGGCGCCATCGGTGGTGAACCCGACCTGGACCCAAGGGGTCGTGGGGGTTGCGAAGGTGCTCGCACCGTGCGCTGTCGGCAGCGTCGGGGCTGAGGTGCCAGCCGGTGCGATGAACACCGTGGCGGCGCCGACGACGACGTTGGTTGCAGTAGCCACTTCTTACCTCCGCTCGAGCTCAACGCCCGCTGACTTAGCGACGTCGATGATTTGATCCACGAGATTCGCTGGAACCGCCACGCCCTCTGTCGTGATCGGTGGGACACCCTCGATTGAGACGTCAATCGAGTGGGTCGGGAACGGCCCGACGAGAACCAGCTCCACTTCCCCGGAGGTGGGTGCAGACACGACGGGGGCGGCAACGACCGAGGGAGTCGAGTTCTCGGGTTGCTCGGGAGTCAGGGTCTCGTCAGGCATCGACTGGACTGTACGAGGGACCCTCATCGGGAACCTCTCACTTTCAGAACGGGGTGACGAACGAGTAGGAAGCGAAGTAGGTGGTGCGCTGATCCACGTCCCTGAGCAGGTACGCCGGGGGTCCCGTGGCGCTCATCGCTTGGAGCACGAACGTCGATCCCATGGTGATCCCGCCGACCAGCTTGAGGAGCGAATGGACGCTCAGGGCCAACGCCTCAGCCGCCTCATCGGTGGCCGCTCGGCACCGAACGTGGACGTACTGATTGTCGAAGGTGGCGTCCATGACCGGCGCTCCCCCACTGGCCGAAAGGACCACGACGGCATTGGGGGTGTCGGGCATCCAGTTCACAAGGACGTTGGAGATCCCCTTTCCCGTGAGCCACGTTGCAACGCTGTCGAGTGCTACTGCCATTACGGTCTCCTCGCTGCTTTGTGCCATGCGGGGCGCAGGGCGTCGAGTGCTTCTTGCGGCAGGCGAGGCATGGCCGGTGGCCGGTCGTAGGGAACCGCATCGTCGTCGACGACCTTGGCCCCGACCGAGGCTTGGAGGATGCCGACCTCCATCGGCGCTCGAGTGCCCGCCGTGACAGCCAGGTTCTCCGTCACCTCTATCATCTCCGTCACAAACGGCTTCTCGTCGTCGATGCACCGGCAGAACCGCTCTGCGTACTCGGGTCCTTTGTCGGTCAGCGTGAGCGAGAGGAAGCCGGCGTGCCCTTCCTTGTGGTTGAAGAACGGGCCGGCCTTGCCGTGCCACGGACCCTTGGTGCCCCATTCGCCGGGGCCGGGAGCGTGGCTCAATTCGGTAGGGGTAATGACGCCGGTATCGTCGCCCTCGTCGCCCCACCCATCCTGATAGCGGGCGTAGACCTGATCGACGTTTACGGAGCCGTGGAGCATCCCCTTGCCGACGAGGTGCTCGAGGTCGTCCATGCGCTGCCAGAACGTCGAGTCGGGATCTCTCATCGGGTCAGCGCCGTGTAGCCGGAGATCACGCCCTTCGCATCGACAAGTTCGGTGACGGCGATGACCTCGTGCCCGTCGAGGAGGTCCCCGATCATGGGCTCAAAGGTGAGCATGACGGAGTAGGCGGTGGTGACGACCTCGCCCTCCCTGCCGATCAGGTCTTTGACCTTGGGGACTGCACGACCCTGCACGGTGGTCGTAGGACCGTAGGTGCGGTCGCCCCTGACGTTCGTGCCGCTCGTGGGCGACCACTGGATCTGCTGGCGCAGGAGCCGGCTGATGTTCACGGCTAGAACCCGGCGAAGTTGATGAAGGGGTCCTCGTGGCCTTGGCGCATGAGGAAAGGGGCGAGAAGCGAAGCCTGGACGATCTCAAGCTGCGGAATGATGGCCCCAGGGGTGCCAATGGGCTTGGAATACTCGATGGAAGCGCCGGTGACGGACTCCTTGAGCACGCCCTTGTCCCAATCGAGGGTGACCATCTTGTAAGCCTCGAGGGAGACCCACTCGACGATCTGCTGAGGGACGACGCCCTCGTAGTTCAGGTAGAACGCACCTCCGTACTCGGTGGAAACCAAGACGGCGTTCGGTGCGGCAACGATGTTCGGCCATCCGTACTTGAAGGTACGGGGCCACTGACGCTCTTGGGTTGCGCTCAGTTTGACGCCCATGAAGGGCGCCTCCTCGTCGAGCCGCATGGACGCAACGAGGAGGTGCCCGTCATAGAGAGTCGCTGTCAGCCCCCACCGATCTTCGAGGATCTGCATGGCGTTTTGCGCCGTGGTGTAGGGCTGAGGCGTGCTCCCCCCAACCGGGACATTGGGAATCGCCGGTTGGGGGGAGCCGATGGTCACTTGGCGGGCTTGACCGGAGCGCCGTGCGATGCGAGTTCGGAGCCGACCTCGTGCGTCAGCACGTCACCCTTGGTGAAGGTGAGGAGCTGCGTCTTGACGTGCGAGACGAAGTCCCGAACGACGATCCACTCGTGGCGAACCACGTCCTCAACTTCGGCAACGATGCCCTTTGCAGCGTCGGCGGTGGCCTGAGCCTTCGCCACGTCCTGCTCGACGGTCTTGACTTCGGAGCTCGCAGCGACCTCTGCCGCCTTGATCTCGTCGGTCACCGCCGCTTCGGTGCTCTTGCTGACTGCCATCTCTCGGTCCTCCTTGGACTAGGCGTGCTCGAGAACGACTGAACGCTTGTAGGCGGCGCTGTCACCCGTGAGCAGGTCGGTTCCGACGGTGTAGCCACCGATCCACGACCAAGTGCTCGTGAGCACCTGTCCGAGGCGGTCGAGAGGCGCACGCCAGATTCGGGCCACGCCGCCGATCATGTCGACCTGGACGGTCGCGCCGGCGTTCTGCATGTTGATGAGGTCACCCATGGCCTCGAACGGGCCCTTGATGAGCGAGCCGTGGCCGGACACGATGGGCCGGTAGACGGTCACGCCCGAGGGGTTCGTGAACGAGGGGGTCACGGTGTTCATGAACCAGTCGATGCCGGAGAATCGACCCATGAACTCGCTCTGCGTGCCGACCGAGTCACCGGGGCGGAAGTTCTGGTACGCAGGGCTCTCTGCACGGCCACGGTAGGCGAGCAAGAAGTTCTGGTCCTGGAACAGTTCGTTGACCGATGCCGGATGGACGTGGGCGACGTAGGCGCCGTCCACGGTCGGGACGTTCTGAGCACGCAGTCGGGTGACGGCGTTCTGGAACAGGGACAGGGTCGCCACGTCGGACGACACGAGCTGCGCAGCCGACGCCTTGGCGTTCGGGCGGTACTGGACCGGAGCGTTGCTCGTGTTGATGACCGCCGAACCGTTGGCGATGGACGACACGGCGGTGCCGAGCGTCAGGGTGCCGGGGCCGGAGGTGCCCGAGACGAAGCTCACGCCGGTCACGGTGTTGGCAACGCCGTTCACGGTGACGCTGATCGGGTTCGAAGCCGACACGGGGACGAGCACCGGGGTCGACTGACCCAGGGCGCCGCTCACCGTGTTCTGGTTGACCGTGCCGGTCGAGCCAGTGGCGTAGGCGAAGCCGGTGGCGTCAGCGACGACGGCTGAGGTCGACGACGTCGAGATCGCAGCGGTCAGGTAGGTCGTCCCCACGCCGTAGGCGTTGTAGAGGGCGTTCTGAGCCACGATGTTGAGGCTCTGCGCAGCGTTGATCGCGAGGGTCTTGTTGTCCTGAGCGAACTTCGATGCGAGGGCCAGGGCGCTCATCGCCATGTTGGTGTCGATGGACGAGGCGTACTGGTCCATCTTGAGCGAATACTGCTCGAACCCGTAGGTGGCGGCAGTCGCGTCGGCGCCCGTGATCGGGGTCGTGCTGACAGGCATGAGACCCGACTTGGTCATGATCGCCTGAGCACCGAGGTGAGCGCCCCACGGCTTGATCTCTGCGAGGTTGTCGTAGAGGAACACGGGGACCAGGGCATCCTCGAACACGCGGTCGAGAAGGCCGTTCTGAACGATCTCTTGGAGATCGACGGGGAGAACGTCACGGAATGACATTGGGGACTACTCCTTGTGAGTTAGACGTTGATGTTGAGCTTGGCGAGTTCCCGCTTCACCGTCTGAGCGTCGGCGCTGCGGAAGTCAGTCGATGACGAGCTGCCACCCGAGGCGTCGGGAGCCGTGAGCGAAGCGCCGAACCATTCCGGCGACTCGTTCTTGATTCCCGAGACCACTTCGGACACGCCTTCGATCTCTCCACCGTCAGACTTGATGAGGCTCTTGTCGGCCAACCGCAACGCTGCGGCCAGTCGCTCGGTCTTGATCCCTGCGTCCTTGAGTGCAAGCTCGATCTTCGAGTTCGTGAGGGCTTCGAGGGCGCCGGAAGCGATCCGGTCCTTCTCCTCCTCAAGAGTCTTGATCTGCTCCTGCAAACGCTCGGTCTCAGACTTCTTGGCGTCCTCAACTTCCTTGGCAACCCTGAGGGCTTCCTTGGCGGCATCGAGATCCGAAACGCCCAACTGCTCGAGCAGGGCCTTCTCAGCAGCAGATCGACCTTCGGTGCGGGCTTGGCCTGCGATCCGGTCAACCTCCTCCTGGGAGATCCCCGCCGTGGCGGGTGGAGTCGAAGAAGCCGGTGGGGGCGTCTGCCCCGGTGTCGGCTCCGATGACGGGTCTTGCGTTCCGGTGTCTGACATGAATCCTCTTTCTTCCCCTCGGTTCCCCGCCGAGTACGGTCAAGCGGAGGGTACGATCCCGACCTCGTGGGAACCTCTCACTTTCGGGCATGGATGGTGTTCGGCGTCAGCGAGGTCGACGATGAGGGACGAGGGAACGAGGCTCGAGAATGAGCCTTGAAACACCTCGAATCGCACTCCGCATCGCTCGCACAGGGCGAGCAGGATCATCTAGGCGAGCCACACCTTCCTGGTGCTCACCACGCGCCCACGGTCGGGATCGACGATGTGGAATCGCTGGCTCGGGATGGCGGTTGCAGCGAGGTTGTCTCGTGCATAGCGGTTGTCGGACTCCGTCGAGCCGTTGAAGTAGACGCTGCCGAGACCATTCGGCAGGCTCATCTCCATGTGGTTGTGGTAATGGTGAACGTAGGCGTCACGGAAGCTCCACGGGTAGGCGCCCGACTGCCACTTGGCAACGTGGTTGGCGATGGTGGCGGGGCTGGCATAGCCGTTGCGACCCACTTCGTCGCCATGGATGACCACGGCCCGGTAGTTCCCGATCTCGAGGCGCTGAATGTCCTCGGGGCAGTCCTCCCACGTCAGACGATCCTCGCCGGCGAGCAGTTGGCGAGCGAGCTCGAAGCACATGCGGTCGATGTTGTCGGCTTTGGGCACGGCTGACCGCTTGGAACCGATTCGACCGTGGTTGCCCCACTCAGCGGTGACCACGACCTCGTCGTAGATGCTCAGGGCATAACGGACCACGTCAACCAGGAGCCGGGAGACCGTGACGTACTGCCCGAAGATCGTTTGGTCGATCTCGAAGGGCTGCGTCGGGAAATTGAACAGTCCCTCGACCATGTCGCCACCGAAAATGATGTTGCAGGACCGAATCGGGCGAGCGGATCGCTCCGACTCGGTGATCTCGAAGGCCAGTCGGCAGTAGTCCATGACCCGTTCGACCATGACCTGCGAGTTGTAGGTCGTCGTCTCCTTGGACCCCTGCCAGTCTCCGAGATCCCATAGGGCAACGTGCTCGTCGCCCATGCGCTTGTCACGCTTGGGAGCCTTGGTGACGGGGATGGGGCCGAGGGCGACGATGGCGTCCTTGACGCCCCGAGCCACGGCCTTGTCGAAGCGGTCGAGCTTGTCCTTTGCCTGTCTCAGTTGGCGAGACAGGTTGCCAATCTGCTTCTCAAGCTCAATTTCGAGGTCGGCCTCCTCAAAGGCGCCTTTGCTCAGCCCTTGCTGCATTGGCACGATCCGTTCCGGTGAGCTGCGATGGAGTTTGCGCTGCGCTTGAACCCGAGCACCTCGCTCAGCACCTTGGCGATGGCGGGGTTGCTCACGGCCTTGTCAGCGAGGGCATCGTCGAGCACCTCGACGTCCTCCTTCGATAGGGACTCGACCACGGTGATGTACCAACACTGGCGAGAGTTCATGTTGGAGTTGCTCAAAAATGCACCCTTGGACAACTGGCTCTTTGCGGCCATCTGGCCTCCTTCGGTCGCCCCTACGCTGAGGGGAGTAGCGGGGCGCCGGGAATGGCGGGACCTGCGGAGCATCGACAGTGAACGTGGACGCTTCCAGGCCAGCCAATCGCCGGCATCTTGTCGGCTCGGAAGTTCTTGCCGTGCGCATCGCGACATTCGGCAGTCGTCCGGTCGTCAAGAACTGCACGCCAGCCGAGGAGACCCTCGGGCTTGCGATCATCGTTGAGCATCGCGGCCATGTCCTGACCCGCCGCCGCCCTCATGCGGCGCTCCTCTGCTCGAATCTGCATCTCGAAGTAGCGAGCCTCGAGCTTCTTGGCATCCTCGAAGAACGTGTCGCCCTTCTCTGCCGCTTCACGCAGGCGCTCTACGGCGGCGAGGGTGTAGAGCGAGAGCCACGCCGATGCGTTCTTGCGCTCGATGGCTTGCGCCGGCCCGTCAGGGACGCCGACCGACTCGATGTTCGGTCCACCGGCCACCATCGTCGAGACGAAGTCGAGGATGGCTCGAGGGACGGCGGGGATCAGGCCAAGAAGAATCTCTGCGATCTGCACGGAGGCGATGAACCCGATGGCCCCGGTGGTGAACAGGGCGACGAGTGCGAGTGCGACCTCGCGATTCTTCTTGTTCTGATCCGATTGGGTCACAGATTCGTGACCCCGACGTTGCCGGTGTCCTCGCCGTCTGCGGCAAGGTCAGGAGCGCCGGCGAGCAGATCTTGGATCGACTTCGGCAGGTGACCGATGCCTTGCGCCTGCCCCGATCCGGGCGGGAACATGCCCTCTTGCATGATGGCTTCGACCTCAGCCTCGACCTCCTCGGGGGTCCAGGTCTTGTGAATGGTCTTGACCAGCGTTTCGGTCGATGCGGCGGCACCCTGACGGAGCCACAGCGCCTCCTGCGCACCGTCGAGGCCATCGTCGGGCAGACCGTCGCCAAGTTGGATGCTCGGGCGGTAGTCGGCCACGTTGTAGCCGCCCTCCTGCAAGGCGAGCGCCGTGGCGAACGCCCAGCCGAGGGCTTGAATCGCCATGTGCTCTTTCGCTGAGCGAGTGAGCAGCGTGCGGAGTTGGCTGAGCTTCATGGCATAGCCCGACACGGCTCGAGTCACGTTGGCGGTCTGACCCTGCAACCCCCACGTCAGCGGCGAATAGCCGGCGCAGGTCACGAGGAGCTGCGTCAGGTGGTCGATCCAATAGACGTGCTCTTGGCTGTAGAGGTGCGGTTGGACGGTCTCGATGGTCTGCAACGGCGACTGGCCGAGCGGGAGCGCCATGCGAGCGCCGCCCGTGAGGATGTACCCGTCGATCTTGAGCTGCCCTCGGTCGTCGGCAAGCGAGCGGTCGACGAAGGTGCGAGGAATCGCCTTGCGCCCGCGGTCGAGCATGAGGCTCTCTGCTTCGTTGATCGAATCGAAGATCGGGCCGAGGCCGAACAGGTCAGACTCGCCTCCGGGCACGTTCTCCCACGGAATCAGCGTCGGGCGGTCGAGGCCGGTGTCCTCGTGCGCCGGGTAGTTGGCGAACTCGTCGACTGCCGAGAGCGGGACCTCCTTGCCGAGCTTCGCCTTGCCACCCTTGTAAAGGTGACGGTCGACGGCGCCCTTGGTGTGCTCCTCGAGCAGGCGGTAGATCGTGGTCTCATCGTCGTCGACCTTTTTCTCGATCACGACGATGCCACCGGCGAAGAAGTGGTCGTGGCGCTTGTCCCAAATGATCTGGTCCTCGGGGATGAGCGTCAAGAGCGGCGTGTTGCCCCCAATGTCCGGGTCACGGATGATTCGAATGCCGATGCGCCCCTCGGCGGCGACCTTGGTGCCACCACGGATGGCGAACGCCCCGAAGTCGTTGACGTCGATGAGGTCGGCCAACTGGCTCTCGTAGAGGTTCGATGAGACCTTCGGGGTCTCGGAGAACAGGAGGGCCGCGGAGAATCGGCACAATTCGCGGGGCCATGCGACGGGCGTGTAGATCTCGGTCTTGTGCTCGTCGACCATGATGTTCGGGTTGGCCCGGATCATCTCTGAGCGATCATTGCGATACCGGCGTCGGTAGTCAGCGATTGCCGCCCATTCCTTCTTGACGTTCTTCGGGGGCCAGGACTCCTCCTCCCCGAAACGGCGCCTCATGCGCTCCAAGATGCTCATAGCCATTACGCAACCTCTCTCAGTAGTTCGTCACCGAGCAGGTGCGCTCGGCTTGCGTAGAACGCGGTGGCGGCGTCAACCGAGTGGTCGTGCCCCTTGGCCGGCTTCATGTCGTTCTTCGGGTCGTAGTGATACGCCTTGGAGTCGATGATGAGCTGACGGACGTTGTCGGTGAGCACCTCACGCCCCTGCTCGAGGAAGAACGAGCGAGCCATGATGCCGGGACGCTTGTAGGCGGCGAACGGGACCGGCTGCACGATGGTCGGAGCGCCCGACCGCTCAAGGATGCGAGCGAGTGTCACGTTCTCTGAGGCACCAGCGGCGTCGGCGTAGATCGTCGACACCCGGAGGTCCTTGCAGATCTGAGCGATGCGCTCGCAGCGGTCGTTGAGCTCGATGCGCTCATAGATGTGCTCGTCGACCCAGGCGATTCGACCGTCCACGAGTTCGGTGCAGACCTCGAACGCCGTGACGTTCCAACCCCAGTCAAGACCGGCTTCGAAGTTCGGGAGCTGCGGGAGCACGAAGTCGCGACGGGCTTCGTAGGCGTCGTCGATCTTGTGAGCATCGAACACAGCGCCGGCGAAGGCCAGGGGCGAGGCCATGTATTCCTGCTCAAAGATCTCCTTCGGGAGGGCTCGCTGCGCCTCGTTGATCTCCTCTTGGGGGATGTAGGGGTTGTCGCCGGTGACAAACTTGAACCCGGCCCACTCCTCGTTGGCGGGGTCCATGGCGAAGCGCCACAGGTCGTAGTACCAATTCTCACCGTTGAAGGTAGAGATCAGGAAGGCAGATCCGTTGCGGTCCGACAGCGCCGGTCGCAACGCTTGGGTCCACACGTCCTGGGCGAGGAACGCAGCCTCGTCGACCACGACCAAGTCGAGACCCTCGCCTCGAAGGTTGTCCCATCGCTCACCGGACTTGAAGGCGATGCGCCCGCCGTTGGAGAGGTAGATCTCACCGAGGGTGCGGTTGGCCTCACGATGCTTCTTCGGGATCGCCTTCTCGACCATGCGGAAGGCGTTGCGGCTCTGGTTGTGGCTCGGAGCGATCCACCAGACGTTGCCGTTGGGCTTGGAAGCGGCGGCGATGATGCACATGGCGGTGCCGAGGAGGGTCTTGCCGAACCGTCGACCGCACGCAGCGACCTTGAATCGGGCCGGCGACTCGAAGATCTCCCGCTGAGCGGGGTGCATGTCGAGCTCGAAGCGCCAGGTCCCGCCACCGATCTCGTCCATTCGGGCCTCACCCGAGGCTCGAGGGCTCACAGGGCGACCTCAGCCTGCGCAGCGTCTTGGAGGAGCCGTTTGGTCGATTCGGCGGTCTGATCGGAGGGGCGAAGGTAGGCGAAACGCCGGCGACCGTCCTTGCCGATGACCTCCACGACGAGGCAGCAGGTCCCAACGACCATGTCTGGCCCCATGTGGGACATGACGGAGTCCCGAGCGAGCTTCTCGACGATCTTCATGCGGCACGCACCCCCACAGCGACGTCATCTCGACCACCAATGCGAACGACGACCTCGGTGGTCTTGGCCCCACCGCCGCCGCCAACGGGCTCGATCCCTCGAAGGCGAGCGATCTCCTTCACCGCATCGACGCCGACCTTGAGGTACTGAGGGCCGACCTGGGCCGTGGTGCCCTTGACGGCCATGTACGACTGCAACGCTTCGTCGGTGATCGTCTCAAGGCGCCCGATGAGGCGCTCCATCTCGATCTCGACGTCCTCGGTGCGGTCACGACGGGCCAGGGCCTCGCTCTTGATCCAGCGGTCGACGGTCGACGGATGAACGTCGAGGTGCTTTGCGATCTTGTTCTTCGAGTGCCCGACCATGTGGAGGAACCACGCTTCGGCGTGCAGCTCGTCCTCGGTCATGTCATCGCGCCCCGGCAAGACGCCGACGAGGTCGGTCACTTTCACCGGCAGCGGCTTGGCGCCCATTAGCGCCCCTTTGCCGGCTTGTGAGCGGCGTTCTGCACTCGAATGGACTTCTTGACCATCGAGAGGGACTTGGCGGCTGACTTCCGAGCGCCGAAGGGGTCAGGGCGCTTCGCCATCAGTGGGTCGGCTTCCCTGCCTTGGCACGCTTGACGACGGCGGCATCAATGGCCTTGTCCTCCCACGACCCGCAAGCGATCCCATGCTTGTGATCCCACGCGTGATCGGCGGTCATGGCCTTCTTGACTGCGCTGGCCTTGGATTTGGCGGTTCCCATGGCGCCGAGGGTACGAACAGGGGTGCTCAGGAACCTCTCACTTTCACCCTGTCATCTCAAACTAAGATAGGCCCGAAACATGCCATCTGAAATGATGAACGTGAGAGGTTCCCAATGAGGTCGTGTGATTAGGTCACTCCTACGCCCGCATAGCGACGGGCGTGCGACCCTCACCGGGCCTGCCTACCGCGTCAGATGCGGCTCACCTTCCGCGTCCACAAGCGCCTCTGAGAGATGGGGCCAACAGCGTGACGCACAAACCGAGGACCTAAGGACCCTCGATGCCGGCAGGGAGTGGCAGCTCATCGAAAGAACGAGCTTGGGAGCACTGGCATAACTAGGTGACAGCGCCGAAGGCTCATCTGTAAATCAGATAGGTCTCGAGACGAGGTGGAGGCTCTGAGATGGGTGGTGAGCTTCCAGGTGGGTGAAACGCTCAGATCCTTGCGAACATTGGGGGTTGGGGGCTACTGCGGGGGCCATTGGAGGTGTTTGCGAGATTCGCACACTCCCGCACGCCTCCTCCCGGCAGGACCCGAGGGGGGCGGGGGGGGGTACCTCACTGGCGCCACGTTCTCCCATGTCAGAGCACTAATCCGGGGAAGTGCACACTTCCCCGGAGCACCTCGAGCAGCTCGGGGAGGGGTGTCCTAGTCACCTAGACACCTCGAGGGTGTCCTACTGACTGCGACACGTTCACGAGGCGCCACCTCAGCACCTCCACCGCCACGTCCTGCACCTGCTACCCCTCCACCTCTCACCCTCCTCGAGGAGCTCCAAGGAATCTGAGCTAGGGGGATTGACACTAGCGACTAACCCCGTCATACTGACTAGGACACGTTACGATAGGCGTAAGGTGCGAGATAGATGGGGGTTAGCTATGGGACGGAATAGGACGGTCAACCTCGAGGGGTGCGTCGACTGCCTAATGATGGCGGCAAATGGCCTCGAGGGGTGCGACATGACGCCTGAGGAGCTCGAGCGTGTCGAACGGGGGTTCGCCTCGTGGCACGAGGAGGGGTTCATTATCGTGCCCGGACACGACGATGGCGGGTTCTCGTGGTCGACTTGCCAAGTGTGCGGCTCACGCTTGGGCGGCGACCGTTTCGAGCTCACGGCGGTGTCACGATGACGGCGCCACGTTCCTACCGTGACAGGGGGCAATTGTTCGGGCACGATGGTGAGACCTCATGGGTCGAACCGGGGCTATTCGACCCGGCGCCGGTGAACGATGCCGCCACGCTTGAGCCCCTCGAGGTGCGTGCATGGCGCATCGTTGCCGCTGCCGCCGAGTTAGTGCGAGACCTCGAGGGGGGTGACCGTGTCGACGCGCTCCTAGGGGAGCTATGGCGCCTTGAGCGAAGGACTTATGACGCGATAGAGCGAGACGACGCCTTGCGGTGGATCGTGCCCGGTGAGGCGTTGCCTGCCCTCCTCGAGTCCCTCAAGAGAGGTGAGTCATGACGGCGCTACTTGACCCCGTGGCACCTAGCGCCACCATTCTACCCCTCGAGGTTATCGGGGTGTGGAAGAACTACCGGGAGGAGCACGCCGATAACGTCGACACACTCGCGGCCGACATGATGCGCCGGGGGTACTCGAGCGCGTACCCCCTCGAGGTAGTGAGAGACCCCGACACGCCGGGACGGTATCTCGTGGCCGCGGGTCACCATCGCCGGGCGGCGGCGATTGCCGCGGGTCTCCTCGAGGTGCCCGCTGTAGTGCATGAGGGTGTCGCGCCGGGGTCTCGTGCGTTCTTCCGCGTGCAATTGCGCGAGAACCTCACGCGGCGCCAGTCTAACCCCTTGGAGGAGGGTCTACAGCTTGCCGCCATGGTGGAGAATGGCGCCACGCTCGAGGACCTCCAAGACTGCACCGGGCACGGTGCCGCGTGGGTCACGTCTCGCCTCGAGTTGGCCGGCCTGCACCCCCTGGCGCAGTCTCTCGCGGTCACGCGGGGCTATGGCATACGTTGGGCAGTCCTACTCGCGGACCTCGAGCACGAGACGCAAGCGACATTGTGCCGCCTACTAGGTGACGCGTCGACCATGAGCCTCGAGGGGTGGCGGCAGACTGTCGACCGGGCCCGACGCGAGGAGAATGAGCGCCGCCAGACTGCACTATTCGACGGGGGAGCGTTCACCCTCGAGGTGGAAGAGTGGAGCACGACGCTAGGCGCATACGTGGCAGAGGGTGAGTCTCTCACCGTCGACGCGCTCGAGGCTACTGACACGACACCGCTAGGACTCGCGGAGATTGCCACGCGGCTAGGTGTAGCTCGGGCGACTGCCTACAAGTGGCAGGCAAGGGGGCTGCTCCCGGCGCCGGACCTCGCCCTAGCCATGGGCCCCCTATGGCACGCCGGGACCGTTGACCGATGGGCACGCGAGACCGGGCGCACAAATTCCCCCGCACCCCTTGACAAGTAATAACCGCTAGTGTTTACTAGTTACTACGACACACAAACACCCTACGTAGGGTGAGAGGAGATAGGAACCATGACGATCGACACGACGACAGAGGAGCTCCGGGCGTGGGTGGGGTGCCTTGCCTGCTATAACGCGGGGCACCTCGTGGGCCGGTGGCTCGAGGCTGGCGACTGCGCAGAGGTGACTAGCGCCACGATTCACGAGGGTGTCGCCCGCGTGACCATCGACGATGACATGGCGTGGGGCGCCGATGGTCCGCACGAGGAGCTTTGGTGCATGGACCTCGAGGGGTTCCCCGCTGAGTGCGGCGAGATGAGCCCCGCCGATGCCGCGCGCATCGCGGCCGGGCTCGAGCAGATTGACACGGACACTTGCGGCAACCGTGCCGCGTTTCTCGCGTTCCTCGCTAATGAGGGCACCCGGCTGCTCGAGGTCGACGATGACACCATGGACCGATTCCGGGACGCGTTCCAAGGCGAGTGGGACAGCGAGGAGGGGTTCGCTGAGAACCTCGCGGAGGAGCTCGGAGCCGTCGACCGTGATGCATCATGGCCCAACGACTGCATCGACTGGAAGCGTGCCGCGCGCGAGTTGTTCATGGGCGACTACCACAGCGCCCGCGCCGATGGCGGCACCGTCTACGTGTTCCGGGCGTTCTGATGACCCCCGCGCCGGTCTACATCGCCACGGGCGAGGAGGTCTACCTTGCGCAGCAGTACCACGGGGGGCAGTCGTCAATGCTCTACGCGGTCGCCAGCACGGGGGCATTGACCCCCGGCAACCTCTACCGCGACACCCTCGAGGAGCGGGCGAACCTCGCCCGGTGGCTCTGGCTCGAGGTGCGTGAGGCGCTGCGAGATGCGTGGTCGGGCGATTCTTTCGACCCGGCGCCAGACGTCGACACGCTCGAGGCGTGGGCAGCGAAGCTCTACGCCCTCTCTGAGGACCTCGAGGCGGCGCTCGAGGGGGTGGCGGCATGACTGCCCCGCTCCCCCTCGTGTGGGCACTAATCGGCGCTAGCGCCGGTCTCCTCGCAACACCTCGCAACGGTGCCGAGCTTGTGCCCGCTCTCACCATGCTCGCCGGGGCTCTCGTGGGGAGTCTCCTGCACGTTCTGAGAGAGAGGAGGTCTAGTCGGCGGTGGTAGTCGCCGGATCAACTACGGCGCCGGGGTTCGCTCCGGCGTCGTGGCTGGCACGGCGCCAGGACAGAAAGAGATAGGGGTTAGATCATGGGCTATGGGTACGGTTACAACCCTCGCACCGGGCGCGAGATGCTCTCATGTGACGGGTGCGGGACCATCGGCGGAGTGAGAAAGCGAAAGTGCGTTTTCATGGTCACTTACATCGACGGCTCCCGGTTGCACTACTGCCAAGCTCCCGCGTTGTGCTCGGAGTGTTTCGCCCGTGAGGGTGGCGCTCGAGGTGTGCATGCCCGGTGCGAGGAGGGCGCAGCGGCGAGCCAACGCAATTACGACCTCGAGCGGCAGCGCCTTGAGGTGGGTGACGCCCGCATCGCTTCGCGCTTCGGTTCTTGGCATGACCTCGTGCCGGTGGGCCTCGTGGGGGCTATCTATCGAGACCGGCAGGGCCAGGAGACCTACGTTCTCGTGGCCGCAGACAGCGACGACCGTACCGCCGACTGGCTCTCGGAGGTTGCCAACCCGCACCCGTGGCCGGGAATGGTGGCGGCGAGCTCTAAGGGGGTGGCGGCATGAGCTGGCGATACGTTCCCGCGGGCCTCTCGCCCGCGTTCTACACCCTCGAGCATGCCGGGTTTGAGGTGTCGGTCCACGACACCGCCGACCTCGTGCGCCCCGAGGAGGTCGACGCCGACAGCCGCTATGGGTGGTTGGTCTCGAGTAACGGCGAGCCGCTGGCGACGGGGTACGCCGGGAGTGCTGAGGTGGCGATGCGCCACGCAGAATGGGCGCTAGGTGACCTCGAGGAGGTGATGGCATGAGCACGACCGTCGACAGTGTGACGGTGGAGCGGTTGCACCCTTCGGGTGCCTATCTGATCCAGGCCTACGTCACCGAAGGCTACGACGACGAACCGCACGGGCTCGCGTGGTGGACCTCCCCCGTTGCGTTCTACGGATACGACAGCCGAGAGGAGGCGGTCGACGCGTTCCTCGAGGGGCTCGCTAATGAGGGGCTCGCCACGCATGACGATGGCGAGACCGTGGTGGAGGTGATGGCATGAGTCGCCCCTCTGAGAATGAGCACCGGGCTAATCGTGCGTTTCGCACGATGCTTGTCTACGGGCAGTATGCGGGCGAGGAGAATGAGGATCAGGAGACCCTCATTGTGGACCTCATGACCGACCTCCTGCACGATGCCAAGAACTGCGGCTACGACCTCGCCGCCTGCCTCGAGCGGGCCAGGATGCACTACGACGCCGAGGTGCTCGAGGGGGTGGAGTCATGAGGCGCCACCTCCGGGTCGCTCGAGCTCTCGCCACTGATCCCACGATCCCCCGATGGCTCCGGGCGCTAGTCGCCTTCGGTCTCCTGCCCATACCGGGACCCGTGGACAACGTGGCGCTCATTGTGGCGCTTGGGGTCTTGTGGGTTCGACACCGGGCCAGGATCGCCCACCACTACGCGATGCACGCTCCGCTGGCGCCCCTCGAGGCGCTTGACACTTGGGGGGCATGGTCATGATCGGCACCCTCACGATGGACCAGGAGCAACTACTCGCCCTCGCGCTCATCGTGGCGCGGTGGGAGTGCGAACGTCTCGAGGCGACCGCCGAGGAGACTGCAAGGGTGCTCGCCGGGGTGCGGGCAGGAATGATGGACACGTTCAGAAAGGACTCCGCATGAGCACGACCACGATCAGACGGCCCGAGGAGCTCGGGGAGATCATCGGCCAGGAGGAGGTGATTACTCGCCTGCGCATCGCCACGGGCGGCGCCATCGCTCGAGGGGTGCATGCCCCTCACGTTCTCCTCACCGGGCCAGCGGGTCACGGTAAGACCACGCTCGCTCACATCGTCGCCCATGAGCTCGGGCGCCCCCTCGTGGTGGCGAACGGGCCAAACCTCACGAGACCGGGCGACCTCGCCGGGATGCTATGCGGCGCCCCGGAGGGTGCAGTCGTGTTCATTGACGAGATCCATGCGATGCCCCTTCGGGTGCAGGAGACCCTCTACGAGGTGATGGAGGATCGCAAGATCAGCGCCATAGCGGGGACCGGGACCTCAGCGAGGGCGGTGACCCTCGACCTCGACCTCTCGTGCATCGTGGGCGCCACGACCAAACCGGGGAAGATCAGCGAGCCCATGCGGGACCGCTTCGGCCTGCACTTGGCTCTCAAGCCGTACTCGGACTCCGAGCTTGCCGAGATCGTCGGTCGGTCGTGGGAGCGTGCAGGCATGTCTTACGACCCCTCAGCGGCGACCCTCGTTGGCGAGCGGTCCAAGGGGGTCCCTCGCCTCGTGCTGCACTTGGGCCAACGGGTGCTCGACGTGGCCGCACTTGAGGAGCACGACCGTCTCACGGTGTCGGTGGCCGAGGATGCGCTCGAGGCGTTCGGCGTGGGTGCAGGCGGTCTCGATGAGACTGACTACGTGATCCTCGAGGCGCTCACCGATGCGTTCGCCGGCCGCGCCGTGGGCCTGCACAACCTTGCCCAGGCGACGAACCTCGACGTGGCGACGATCCAAGACGGGCACGAGGGCAACCTCGTGAGGGCGGGCCTTGTGGTGCGCACCGCTCAGGGCCGCATGGCGACCGAACTCGCCTACGAGCTCATGAGGGCACGATGACGGGCAGGAAGGGGGAGACGGTGACATGGGCGCCCGAGATGGCGAAGATGCTCGCCACGCTCTCCCCCCTGCCCCCGTGGGAGCGTGCCTATGCCGTGCAGACCCTCCTCGAGGAGTACCAGGGGCTCAAGGATGCCCTCGTGCTGCTGAGGTTGGATGCGGTGCGGGAATTGCGGGCTGAGGGGCTGACTCAGGCCGAGATCGGGGACCTCCTCGGGGTCACACGCTGGACCGTGGGGCTATGGGAGAAGGAGCACGCTCACGCTACCGCTCGGGCGGCGCAACGGGCGGCGGCAGGGGTTCCGCCAGACGATCAGGAAGCTCCCCCGTCCTAGCCAATTCCCGGCGCTGCTCGAGGCGGCGCTCATGGTCCTTCCATGCCTGTCTGATCGACGGGCCTTTCTTGCGATCCTTCGGGGTCGCCTTTGGTCGTTCTTGAGGGCACAACCGACACGCCCACGCCCCGTGAGACTGATACCCATGCTCGGTTCGGAGGTGTCCGTTCGGGCACGTTGGGGGTTTGGGCCTCCTCGCCCACCGCTCGAGGTTGGCGGCAGTAGTCCGGGCCTCAGCGATCACGTCGATGAGGGAATCTTGGGCGATGGCCTCGCGTGCGAGTTGCCGGCGCATCGCTTTGACTGCCCTCTCTCTGTCTCGTATCGCATCGAGCTCGAGGTTCACGAGGCGCAGGCGTGACCCTACGGTGTCTCGCTCAGTGAGACCCTCAATCTCGAGATTTGTGGCGGCGTCGGCGCACCATGGACATGCGAGCCCAGGGTAGGCGTGCAGCCAACCCTGACATGAGGTGCAGAACCCGTCCTCAGTGAGCATGGGCCTCGCCGGGGCAGTCGCGCCTCACTCGCCCTCCGTGAGCGATCTGATCTGAGTGACCACGAATGCACCGACCTCAAGGAGGGTCATCATGCTCTGATCCTCGTCAATTTCGTTGAGCCATCGCTTCGCTAGGCGACGACTGATCTGCACCTCGAGGTTGGCACCACTCACCACTCAGCCCCTTCCTCGGTGCGGCGGCAGGTGCAGCCGTTTGGGTGGAAGTAATGGCAGATGTTGACGGTCATTGCTCCCCCTCTAGTGCCACTTGGCAAGATGCGGCCAGACGTTCTGTGCTTTCATTGACCCAGTTGCCATCGGGGTCTTGGAACGCCTCGGCGTCCTCACGGCTGATCGTGATGGTCACGGTGTCGGGCGTGGGAACTATCGGCGTGGATAGTATCTGCGACGGTAGTTTTGGATTGTCCATCCATCGGGTCTCTCCGCTACCATTCATCGCTCCTCCTCTAGTGCTGCTCGGGCTGCCTTGCCCAACTCCGCCGAGAACGGGTATCGCTCATCGTCGGGCCAGTCGGCAACCTTCTCCGCTGCCTTTCGGCTGATCGTGATGGTCACGGAAGTTGGCACAAAGTGACTTTGTGTTACATCCCGCTGCCCTAAAGCAGCGTCCTCACGGCTTGAGTCCTCGTCGTCTTCGGGGGCGACGCCATACGTGTCGATGTACGCCTGGTGGAAGTGTCCGGCAGGGTAGCGAGTGACCTCACCAGCCTTGGACTGCTCGACCCCGCGCCTGATGCTTTCCATCCGCTCGGGGTTCAAGAGCATCGCGGTCTCGTCATCGGTGTCTGAAACCGAGCGTTCTGAACGCTTGGAGCGAGCGTGTAACCCGCTCGTCACGTCATTATCGGAGTCAATCGACTTGACGTTCGTATCGGAGTCGCTCTCCATTGGTTCGGTCGCTCCGTCCATTGCGTCAAGCGCCTCAATGAATCTCGCAGCGGTGTCGTCATCGACGTGCCGCCAGCGGGCAAAGTTCACTCGTTCCTCAGTCATACGCGCTAAACCCGTAGTCGAGGTCGCTGCGCTCGAACTCGATGCGGTCGAGCTTGGCTTCGTATTGAATCAAGCCATCGTCGTCGTCCTGCTCGACGTGGCAGGAACACTCGCAGTCGTCACAACCACACACATCCGGGTGCGGGCAGATTTCGCCATCGGAATTGAGGGGCTCGGGTTGCTCGAAGCTCTCGCAGGGGCAACAAGGGTCGGTCATGATGCTCGCTTTCTGTAGGTTCCTCGTGATTTGCGGTCGGCCTGCTTCTCGAGCCGGTACTGGCGCAGGGCTTCTCGGGAGGCGGCGCATTTGCAGCCCTCCCGGTAGGCGGCGGGTGAGTTGTGAATCTGCCCTCGCTCCAAGGGGCACTCGGGATCGGTGCGCATCGAGGGCTTGCCTCGACGGGCAACCCGAACGTCCTCGTTGCCGGCGTGCTCGAGCTCCACGAGGCGAGCCGTCATGAGGAGGGTGTGTGGGAAGTTGCAGCCCAGGGCCTCGGGGTCCTTCGGTCCCATGCAAATTGGGCAAATGCGGGTGCGCTCCTCCCAGGTCGTCAGCCCCCACACGCCGTACTCGATCTCATGTTCGACGGCGTAGGCGAGACACTCGGCCCGGACGGGGCAGAGGGCGCAGAGGCGTTTCGCATCGTCGATTGACTGCTCCTCGAACATGACCTCACGGGCAACACCGACGCAGGCTCCTCGGAGCATCCACGATGGCTTGAGGTTCAGGCTCCCGTCAGCGTTCACCGACAGGCTCCGGCTCGTGCTTGACGAACCATGTCAGGCGCCCGAGGCTCATGATCGGGTGGAGCTCGAGGCGACACACTTGGCAGTAGTTCCCCGGCTCGCCCGTGGCCGGGAAGTGCTCGTGGTCGTCAACCACGGCCCAGGAACTCCTTGAGCATGGTGGCGCCAAGAATGTCCCTCACGAGGGACATGGCCTCCTCGCGAGTGAACCCCGCGTCGATGAACGACTGAAACGCTTCATGGATCACCGTTCCCGCGGTGAACGTGCTCGAGAACGGGTCGTCTGGCATGGACTCCGGCTCGGTCATCGTGCATCCCTTCGCTGCGAGATGCGGATCTCGTGAGCGATGCCGGCGATACGCACCATGAGAGCGTTCTGCTCCTGCGAAGAGTCAGCAGCTCGCCAATCGTCGATGAGGCTCAAGAGGGCCTCGAGGGTGATCGCCGTGCGTTCCATGGCGTTATAGAACATCGCCACGTAATCGAGGAGAACCTCGATGCTCGGCTCCACGTCATGCGGGTAGGTGCCGTCAGCGAACCGTTGGCCGATCTCGAGGAGGGTGGGGCGCACCCCGTCCTCGACGTGCTTGTGGTGCTTGCTCATGCAGCCTCCTTCGGGCCATAGAGAGCGGTTTTGCCCATTTCGGACTCGAAGAATCGGTTGACCTGCTCGACGAGATCCCCGATGGCACCTTCGTTGTGGAACGTGTGGTCGATGAGGTCGGGGGCGAGGAGACGCTCGGTGTAGTCCCGGTTCGCCGGCCCGACGTAGGGGCGCTCGACTCGGAACACGAACCCGCCCCAATCACGGACCTCTCGTGCCTCCTCGGGGGTGCGCACGTCCGAGATCACGACTCGCTCATCCTCGAGAACACCGCCCAGAATCTCGACGATCAGGAATGTGTCGCCCCACTCGGCTCGGATCGCCGCACCGAGGGCTTGTAGGCGGTCCCTGACGCCGCTGTGAGCGGTCTTGACGTGATCCCACCCGAACCCATCGACCATGCGCCTCAGCGACGGATCAGAGGCCAATGCGAGGCGCTTGATCGGATCAGCGATGGCCTCGTGTCGGAATCCGTAGCGTTCGACCAGGATCGAAGCGATGGTGTCCTTGCCTGAGCGGGCGAACCCGTTGATGCCGATGATGGTCACTGATCTCTCTCCTTCATGAGCTCGATGAACTTCTCAAACGGCATGATTGCGTAAGCGTGGCGAGCGTTCTTGCCCCGACGCTTGATGACAGCGACCCCGTACTTGGCGCCGGCGTTGACACGCTCGACCTCGGCCTCGTCGACGAAGCCGGCGAGGGTGATCTCCTTCTGGTTCTTGCACTCGATGACCCAATCGGGGCCAAGACCCGTGACGTCGCCCTTGTCGGCGGTGCCCGCCAACGCCCGACGCTCGGCGTGGGGGTAGCCCGACTCGATGAGCAGGTTCACGCAGGCGGTCTCGAACTCGGTGCCGAGACGCTTCGAGCGGCTCATGCGAGCCCCGCCTTCATCGTCATCGCAAGCTTGAGCAGAAGGCGCTCGGTGCGGTCCTCCTCGACCTCATGGCGGAGGTTGCAGACATGGCGCTCGGGCGCCGGCGTGAGGTCGACGATCTTGCCGTCGATCTCGAGAAGCAGGCGGGCCACTAGAACACCCCCTCGGGCTCGAGGGCAGGCTTGCGACCCATCTCGACGAGGATCTGCCGGATGCGTCCGGGGTTGGATCGGTGGTAGCGCACCGGCGTCGGCGTGCCACGGTCGAAGCAGTCAGGGCACCGGCGCACCGTCGAGACCCGGTTGCCGAGGTGCTCCACCGGCTCGTCAGGCACCCACCACGTCCCGTCGCACGTCCCGCACTCGTGGCGGTAGTTCGCCGCCTCCGAGCCACGCTCAATGGACTTGATCGCTTGGAGCAGGCGGGCCGGCGAGGGTCGGTACTGCTCGGTCTTGGCGAGGGCGTCGATGGCACGGTTCGCAGGCTCCTCGTCGACGCTGATGAGAACCTTGATGAGCGCCTGCGTTCCCTCACGGGTGATGTTCCCGGTCCACATGCCATAGATGCGCTCAGCGATGGACTCAGCGATGACGGTGTTCATGCCGACACCCCCTGGAACTCGGAGCGCCAGTCGTAGCCAGCACGAGGCGAGCTGCTGATCGGCCTCGGGATCTCAGCGGGCTCGAGCCAGTCGACCCACCGCTTGTCTCGCAGCCACCGCTCGGCGTCCTTGGCGAGGGTCCCCGCCTCGCACGCCTCGAAGTAGTTGGTGACGGCGGTGAGAGCCTGGAACCGCTCGGAGGGCTTCATGCGCCGCCACTGGACGAGGGCCTGAGCCTTGCCAAGACGCTTGCCGTTGCGCTTCGGGTAGTTCAGCCAGAACGCCTCGAAGTCGTCGGAGCCATTGGGACCCTGTTTGCCCGATTCGGGGTTTTCGATCTCGAGAGAGAGGATCTCGGAACTCGCTCGGTGCTCGACGCCGTCAGGCGGAGGGCACGAAGTAGTTACATCTGTATCTGTATCTACCTCTGTATCTGTATCTGGTTCCGTTACATCGACGTGACTAACGGTGTTGTCACGCCGTGACTCCGCACGATGTTTGGTCTGACGCTTGCGTGACTTCTCACGCTCAGCCTGAACAGAAGCCCGTGATTTCTGGTGTTCGAGGTAGTCGTGGATCTGATAGCCGCCCTCAACCTCCTCCCAAAGGCCCACCTCAATGAGTGCGTCGACTGCCTTGCGATAGTGCTTGATGTTGGTCAGAACCTCGACCGAACTCGACTCGATGTAGCCGTCAAGTAGGTACGAACTCGAGTAGCACAGCGCCGAAACGTAGAGCCATGCCGCTGCCGGTCCCGCCTTGATGACCTTCGGGTGGTTCGGGAACGAGTCGTCAAGCTTGATCCACGTCACAGCATCCTCCCGACTGTCTGCTCGTGGTGAACGACCGCTCGCTGCTCGGCCATGGGAAGGTCCGTCTGACCCGACCCGACCTCGCCGCACCGTGCGCAATCGACCTGATAGATGAGCCCCGTGCGCACCGCTGGACGCCTCGAGATGATGAGGGAGCACGATCCGAACGAGTCGTCCACCTGAGCCTCAGCCCAAGCCATCGCCTCGGTGCGTGAGGAGAACCGACGCTCGGTGTGCGTCGTGGTGCGATGTGTGGCGAGCGAGGGGTGCCTCGTGATCTCGCCCAGGGCGACCCACCAATACTCCCCGGTGCCCTTGGTCACGATTGCGACGGGGGCGCTCACTCGAACGGCCTTCCATCGTCGTCGACGATCTCGGCCTCGTAGGGGGGCTCATCGACGATGTTCACGGCCTTGGTGAGGGCGGCGATGATGACCTCTTTCTCCTCGTCGGAGGTGTCACCCACCCCCTTGAGGTCCGGGCGCCCGAGGGTCACCTGGACGTACTCGAGGCGCTCCTTCTTGTCGGTGATCTCGAGGGCGTCGAACAGGGCCACGAGCTCGGCCACGAGGTTGCGCTGCGGCTCCTCGACGACCTCGGCCTCAACGATCTCCTCGGGCTCCTCCTCGGCCACCGTGGGGGGCCTACGGGGGCCACGAGGAGCCTCGGTCACCTCCCCGGTGTCGGAGTCCACGAACTGCCGGGGCGGGCGCTCAGCGTCCACCACGGCCTGCATCTCCTCGGGGGTGTAGGAGGCACCCATGAGCACGTCGGCAAAGAGCTGGCGGGAGAGTTGCGTGAGGGCTCGAGCCCACAGCATCGACTTCGGAAACTTCTTGTAGGTCGACGACCCTGCCAGTCCTGCATTCTGAGCGTCCTTCATGGTGAACGTCACGGTCATCTCGTCGCCGTTGTCGGCACGCTTCCCAGTGACTCGAGCCTGAGTGTCGGTGGCATCGCCGGTGATCGAGTGCCCGTGAGCACGAATCAGGGCAGTCATGCCTTGGGCATCGAGGGTGGGCTTGCCGTTGATGACGGTCACACGCTGCAACGAGGTCATCGGGGGGAGCCCCATCTCAGCGCCGTACATCATCGCCACGGCTGCATCGACCGGCTTGCCCTTGTAGGCGGCAGGCATGAGAGCAGAGCGAGAGATCTTCTCAGCGAGCTCGAAGCAGTCATCGGGCGTGGTGGATGGGACGATGCTCATGCCGCCACCTCCTTGCGGGTGTTGAGGGCGGTCGGCTTGGGAAGGGTCTTGAAGAACTGATAGGTCTGCGCAAGGCGCACGAACCCGTCGAACTCGTCGGCGCCCGCTGGCACCTCGTAGAGCGTGTAGTCACCGTCGCCGCGAAGGTGGACGATGATGCACGCCTCGATGCCGTAGTCGTAGGGCTTGGTGCCGACTTCTCGGACCTTGCCCTTCTCGTCGAGCTCGTACTCCACGATCTCGGTTGCGTGGCGGTAGGCGGCGAGTTGGAGGCTCCACGAGTCCCCATAGACCCCCTTGCTTGGGTCGAGCTGATCGGTGGTCTTGTAGTCCACGAGGCACCGGGTCACACCCCGACCAGGGAGGTAGAGGTCAGCGATGAGGTCGAGTTGCCCGATGTAGAGACCGGGCCAACGCACGACGATCTCCATGGCGACCGGCTTGAGCTTCGTGTCTCGCCAGAACTGCTCGAGGCCATCGACGTAGAGATCCGCACGCTCGCAGACCTCAGACTCACGACCCTGCCAAGTGATCGCATCCCGGTTCGTCTCGGCCATCTCGTATACGAGGGCGTGAACGTCCACGATCTCCCCGTCGCACCACGCCTCGGCAACCGAGTGGATCAGGGTTCCCATGGCGGCACGCCCGTTCCACACGCCCTTGTGGTGCTTGCGAAGCAGGTCGACCGCTTCCTCGGGGTCGAGGTCCTGCCACGCCTCGGGATGGTGGACCGCATAGAGAGCGGTCTCCTTCGCCGCAGCGTAAGAGAGCCCGTCAATGGACTTCCCCGCACCGATGATGGTGGTGACGCTCGCCTCCTTCTTCCCCCTGATGCGGGAGTAGGGACGATGGATCTTGTCTGGCATTGGTTTCTCCTATCTATTGGTGAACTAAGCGACCGGGCGCTCGTCGAAACGGCGCTGGAAGCTGGCGATGGCGGCGTGACGCGAGGCGAGGGCTCGGCGGTGACGCCGGCGATCAGCGGCTCGAAGGAAAGCGTTGAAGGTCAGCCCCACAAGGGCACCGACCGCCAACCCACCGAACCCAAGGGGAGCGTTGAAAGGCGCATCCACTGGCATGAGCGTTAGGGCGACACACGCCCCGATCACCGCTCCGTTGCCGACCCAGAACAGGGCTTCCTTCTTCATCGGTACTCTCCTTCCTCGTGACTGCACTCACGAGATCGACCTCGGAGGGGGGCTCAGACGAGGCATGAACAACCTCGGAACCCCCCTCCGCATCGGGGGCGTGGTGGATAGGGACACCACTTGGCCCAGGCATCTCAGCCCTCGGCCCCCAAAAGTTCCTCGGCAGGGAGGGAGACTGCCGAGGCGCCTTGCGGCGATGGTGCGCCGGCGAGGAGTTCCTCGAGCCGAGCGGCGTTGATGAACCAGCGGCGACCGATCTTGGTGGCCGGGATCTCGCCCGAGACACAGTGTTCCCGCACCGTCTTTTCAGAAAGCCGGAGCCACTCCGATGCCTCGAGGACGGTTAGAAGCTGCGGGCGGTGCGCTGATTCCATACCCGAACCTTACGCCTGACGTAAGGCGATTGCAAGAGGGTATGCGAAAGAATTTTGATGCGTGTTCAGGAACCTTCAGTAAGTTTTCTCCCATTACGCACCATGCAAGGTGTAACATGACTGCATGGGACCACTTGGAAGCGCACTGAAAGAGAGGAGACTTGAGCTGGGCTTGACCCAAGCTAAGGCTTGCCTCATCTTCGGCGTGACCGAGGCCACCTATTCCAGGTGGGAGGGTGGGCGATCCATCCCGGACGCCTCGCACTTCGATGCCATCGCCAAGTTCCTTGGCTACTCCGGGCACGACGACGGGACGTTCCCGCTCCTGATCGTGCGGAACGAGATGTGGGCCTCTCGTGTCGAGCCCAACGGCGACTTGCTGAACTAGATCAGGCGCTCGCCACCGCTTGAGTCATGCTCTCGAGCTCGTTCTTGCCCGAAAGCAGTAGGTAATAGCGCAGCACCGATGACCGTCGCTCGTCCCCCTTGTCGTGGAGGTCGAGGATGCGACGAAAGACCTCGAGGGTTTCTTCGCTACTCAGCGGCGCAAGATCCATTCCCTACTCCTGACTCGATGAGCGATAGGCAACTGTAATCGTCGGCTACATGAATTATACAACTGCGAATCGCGGCCAATTCGCGGCCAATTCCCACCGGCGTGAGAGTAGCAGATAGGTTGCGTAAGGTGTTGGATTCCTGCTCAGGGGCACAATCTCGTCTTACGTAAGACCACGAGGCACGTTACGAGTGCGTCGCTCTGCCACTGAGCTACCCAGGCATTACTGGGGTTTGAGCCCCTTGCCTCCTCGTCGCGGCCAATTCGCGGCCAATTTGTGACAGACTGACCCCGATGGGGAAGCGTCAGTACGGTAGCGGAAGCCTTGTCGAGAAGCCACCCGGCTCAGGACAGTGGACACTTAGGCTCACGGTCGGCACCGACCTCGTGACGGGCAAGCGCCGGCGCAAGGACTTCCGTTTCACGGCGAAGGGGGCCAAGGCCGCTGAGCGTGAGGCCGACAAGATCCGAGTCAGCGTGTGGGAGGAGAAGCCCACGGGCACGAGCGCCACGCTCGAGGTGCTCCTCAAAGAATGGCTCCGTCACATCGAAGCTCGAGGGCGAGCGGCCACCACCGTCCGAGAGAACCGGCGCACGGCCAAGACGCTCATCATCCCTGCGCTCGGTGACACGAGGATCGGTGACCTCGCGGTGCGCCAGATCGACGCCTTCTACACCGACCTCCTCACGAGGGATCGCCCCCTTGCCGCTTCCTCCGTGCGCCGTGTCCATGCCGTGCTGAGGGCGGCGCTGAATCAGGGCGTCAAGTGGGGGTGGATCTCTCAGAACCCGGCCAACCTCGCCACGCTCCCGACCGTCGAGCAGGCTCGCATCGTCCTGCCCTCCCCCGAGGACGTCAGGGCGCTCGCTGAGGCGATGCGAGAGAAAGGGGAGGTCTATGGCATGGCAACGGTGCTCGCCATCGTCACGGGGGCCAGGAGGGGCGAGCTGTGCGCCTTGCGGTGGTGCGACCTCGAGGACGACATGCTTCTGATCTCCCGTTCGATCTACAAGGCGGGCGACGAGTTCGGGGTCAAGGCCACCAAGAGCGGGCGAGAGCGGGTCGTGGTCTTGCAGCCGGCGATGCTCAAGCGCCTCGAGCGATGGCGACGAGAGCGTGACCACGTCGCTGATGCTGCGGGCGTGGTGATCTACGACGACTCATTCATCCTTTCCTCGTGGCCCGACCACTCTCAGCCCATGAATCCCGACACGATCACCGGGACCTTCCGGCGCTGCGCCGTCGCCCTCGGCATCCCCGAGATCCACCTCCACTCCCTGCGGCACCACGCCGCCACTGAGATGCTTGCTGCGGGCGTGTCGCCTCGGGACGCCGCCGACGTGCTCGGCCATGCCAGCCCGTCCATGACCCTCAACGTCTACAGCCATGCCACGGTGGAGCGGCAGCGGGCGGCATCGAGGGTGCTCGGAAGGGCTCTTGACAATAGCGAATAACCTGTCACAATACCCGCATGACCAATGCGAAACCAGGGCCAGGGCGCCCACCGATCCCCCGAAAGACCGTGCTGCTGCGGCTGACCCCCGAGATGTTCGAGGAGCTGAAAGCAATAGCAGATCAAGACGACCTGAGCGTGCCCGTCATGGCCCGCAACTTCGTGATCCAAGGCGTGCGGAGGCGCAGGCTCGATGGCTGACCTCATTGCCGGCGTGCGGCGTGACCAAGAACGTCGAGGCGTGCTCGAGTCGTCGATTGAACGCCGTGAGTCCGTGCTCCGCCTGTTCCAGGCGTGGTGCGCACCGAAGAATCTGCTCAAGGCCACTCGCACCGACGTCGAGCGATTCCTCGACTCGAGGAGCCTCGGTGCCAGCACGAGGGCGACCTACCTCAGCCACCTCCACGCCTTCTACTCGTGGGCGATGATGGAGGATCTGACCAAGGACGACCCGACCGCCAGAATCGTGCGCCCGAAGGTTCGCCGGCGACTCCCCCGCCCCGCATCCTCATCCGAGCTCTCAGCGGCGCTCGCCAAAGCCACGCCCGTCGAGGCCGCATGGATCTCGCTCGCCGCTCTCGAGGGGCTGCGCTGCAAGGAGATTGCCGAGCTTCGAGTCGAGGACGTGCTCATGGAGGACCGGCTGCTTCGAGTGGTCGGCAAAGGCGACAAGGAGCGCCTCATTCCCTTGCACCCCGACGTGGCTGACGCCCTCGAGGATCTCCCCCTGCCCGCACGGGGGTTCGTGTTCACGAGGTACGCCGGCAACCCTTGGGACCCGAAGCGCCTGAGCGAGGCGCTCAACGCTGCGCTCAAGAACCTCGGGGTGAACTCCACCGCCCACCAACTCCGGCATTGGTTCGGCACGAACGTCTATCAGTCGACCCACGATCTTCGACTGACCCAAGAGATGCTCGGTCACTCCTCGCCGGCGACAACTGCGATCTACACGGCGTTCGACCGTGAGGATGCGACTCGAGCGGTGTCGGGGTTGACGTTGCGTACGGTGAAGTGAACATTACGGAGTCACCACCGGAGCGACCCACGTTGTGCCGCCGTCAGGCGTCGTCCATCCAACCCACGTCTCGGCGGGAGCACTGGCGAGGCTGATCCACGTTGGGTCCACGGTCACGCCGGGGTCGGGCGTAATGACGTTGACGACGGTGGTGTTGGTGCTGTCCATAACTGCGTAAGTAGTCATCATGCCTCCTACGAGAATCCGAAGAAGTAGTTGCTGGCCACAGCTGTCCAAGTAAACGGAGACGACGTTCCTCCCGTTGCCGACCGAACACTTCCGCCAAGGTTGATGATGTTTGATGTCACGCTGGCGCTCTTGAGAACCTGCCAACTTGAGGAAGTAGAAACAAACAGCACGTACAAGTAATAGATGCCAGTCGTTGGAACCGTGTACGGAGTAAGTGCGCCCGAAATAAAAGAGTTACTTGGGAAACTCGAAATAGGCGTCGACTGACTTTGTGAGGTTCCGGCTGCGTTGGCGATGCCAAACACTGCCTGTCCCGACCCAACAGTGTTCGTTCCGAAGTACGAGCCGATGTTGCTGATGACGGTGCCAGCCCTGAGATAAACGGCTGCGGCAAGGGTCTGGCTTGTTGTCACTGTTGTAGTGGCCACTGTCGACATCGCCGGATCAAACGTCCAACCAAGCAACCCAACCGCCCTAGCGGGTGACGGGTCCAGTTGGTTGATCGCCACGGCGTCTTGCGCTGCGCTGCCGTTGGCAATGCCGGTGATCTT